CTGACGACGCGTTGTTTGTGTACAAATCGCCCCATGTGTCGCCGCCTGATAGAAGGGGAGTGACCGAGTATCCGCCCTCGACGTATTTGAAATAAACCGACCTGTAAGCCGAGGCCATCTTGTAAGTGTTCGCCGCCGTGCGCGTAAACAGCGCGTTAAATGTCGCCTGACTTGACACTACATAATTATACGGCTGTATTGTCAGGCTCATTGCTGTCCATAGCTGATCTCTTGTGTCACTCGACTTATTAAGCAAAGGCATGCCCGCCTGTCTGATTACGTACATGATCTCTTCCTGTATCGCGTTCATCAATTCAGGCGTGATTACCGTGTACGGCGGCGTCGTCTTAAAAAGATTAACGCCGGTTGTTACGTCTACATTTTCCCCTTCTATCCTATGCATATTATTCTCCTTATGCTCCCGGTCTCGTGTTTGTCTTTATGCCCCAGTCCGGCGCGAAAAACCATTTACCGATTGCGCTCTCTGCCGATCCGCCGTCGCTTGCCATGACCCATCCAATCGCGAACGCTGAAAGGGTAGTTATGCCGACCGATATAGAACCGATCCCACCTGTAGAATCAAGATAAACCGGCATCCCGATCTTCTGACTGAATACCGTTGAAAAAGACGAATCGTAAACTACGCCCCACCTTAATACAGTTCCCGAAGCATCAGAGGCGTAACTATCCATCGCCAGCGCAAGCAGTCCGCGCGTGTGTGCGGATACCGCTAAATTTGCACGTTTCCACATTCCATCTGAAGCCCCTTGATAAACCACGTTCATAAAACTTACCGCACTCCCGAAAACCTGAGAATACATTTTCCAACCTTTTGCCGTCTTGTCGGTTGTTATGTATTTCGCCTGCGGCATCGCCCAGAAATCCCCGGCGTTTGCAAACTCTTGCTCCATGATTGTTACTATCGTGTCCCTCAATTTCTGCGCTGAAATTTGACCAGTTACGTTGTCATTTAAGAATGCAAGTATCTGTGCGCGGCTACGTTGTACATCACTCATGCTAAACCTCCATTAAAATTTTTTTCCAATATTTTTTTATAGTTATATGATAAATTGTACTATAAGCAACTTTATATTTATTACATAATTCTTTAATTGTATATCTACCATTTTTAAAAGATTTATATATATTCAATACTTCATTATTCGTTAATTTCGCAGATGGGTGATCCTCTTCATTTGCTTTTAAAAATAATCTTGCCGCGTGTTCGCCATTTTCTTTTGGAGTCACCCATTCAAGATTGTTAACATTATTATTTAATTTATTTCCATCGATATGATTTAAATGTGTTTTGTTATCAACTTTTTCAACAAAATGTTTTCCGACTAATCGATGAACTGCAATTGTGCGCCCCATGTTATTTTTACACAAATGAACATACAAATATCCCATTCTATTTAAATGGTTTTCCATGATGTATTCTTTTCTATCATAAAAACCTTTGCCATTAAAAGACTTTCTTTCTATGCTTTTCACCCGTCCAAAATTTGAAATTTCGTAAATCCCCTCGTAACCTTGAACGTCTTTCCATATCTCTTTCATAATTCGCCCTTCAACTCGGCCTTAAAAAGTCCGTCGAAAACTCATCAAAAGAAAAACATCCGCCCCTATAAGAATCGAAATCCTCTGAAAACGCGTTGCTGAAAGAACCGACCAACCGCACACCGTCGTAATCATAAGCATTTGCAAAATCGCTTGAAAAATCCCGGCCGAAAGATATCGGCCAGCTTGACCCGTCGTACCACGGAACCGAATCGAAGTCCTGAGAAAATGCGTTTGAAAATTCTACACCAACAAATCTAAAAAGCACTATAGAATGAGCCGGTTTTTTACTCTCTATACTCGATATCAAAAGACTGATATTCGCCAGCGTGTAAAACTCCATCATGGCCTTACTTACATTTATATTTACCAGCCAGTAAAATACTCCGCGCTCTGTTGTCGATACATACGCAGAGTCATTTAAATAAATCGCCCGGTCGTATGTAGTCGCAGAAGTCGGAGGCGTAAAATCGGCAGTCTCGACCTCTCCCCCTTTTTGAATTACTACTTCGTCAATCCAACCGTTATGATACCAAAGGTTATTTTTTTCATAACCGATATAGACGACAGCACCAAAATTCGGAATGATAGTTGATGATTCATACACAATTGTTAATGGCTGACTTATCCCATCGATAAATATATAACGAGAAGTTCCACTTCTGGTCACTGATATATGATACCACGTATTCGCCACAGGATTCCACGAACAATAAAAATAAATCGTTTCAACACTATCTAAAATAACGTGAAATCTCAATATTTTACTATTTTTGTTCCAACTGAAATCTGTTCTGTTGGAAAAATCTATATACTGCTCAAAAAATCCACATCCCGCCGCAACTGAATTAAATCTTACCCACATAGCAATCTTAAAATTATCAGTTCCGAAATACCAGTCAGTAGAATCGGGATATGTAACATAATCCGAATTGCCATTAAGCAGAAGCGAAGCCGTACCGAATTTTTTTTGTGCTGTATCAAGTTGAGCAGTGCCTACAAATGTCGCCGCGCCTTGAATCGGATCGGTATATGCTTTTGACCCGTCAACTCCGTCAAACGATGAACAGAGTTTTAATGTGTTCAGATTAAATTCCCCGTCATCTATTCCGTGAATTGGATCTGTCCATATTGCCTCTTCGTCAAGTAATCCGCTTTCATTTATGCAGACTTCGATGTCATCATGTCCGGCTGTTGCTATACCCGCGAGACTCTTTTGAAATTCCGTAACGCTTATATTATATCCGAGTGCCAGTGCAATCTCTTCAAAGTATTCTTTATTCTGCTGACCGACCGCCACGTGTTTTGCACTTATACTTGCCTGCCGTCCGGCTGTTGAATCTGCAAGACTTAATCCAAACTCAGGTAAATTAAAATCCTCTTCCCATTCTTCCAAAGTCTCGCTTGCCCTTGACGGGATGGACTCGATAATTAAATCCTCTGCCCTGCCCTCTACCCGCGACAACTCCTCCCCTATCCCGTTTAATACCTGGGTAAGTGTCGCGCTTTCAGCACGTGTCCAGAACTTACCACGTGGGAAAAGACTTTGTAAAAGCCTTCTATATTCTTTATACGTTCTCATCAATAATTACTCCATGTAATCGTACCCATAACATGAATTTGAACAGTTGACGCGGTTACATCCGAAGTCGGATATGTCAAATCGTGGAAGTCCTCACCGACCGCCGCGCTTATAGCCGATCTTATCTGACTTAAATATAAAGTCTGCCCCGGCCCGCCTTCCTCCAAAATAAGCTCTTCAAGTTTAGCTTCAACCGCCGTTTGAACCGCTGAAGTATTCGGATAAATTGAAATTGAAAAATCACAGGTCATCGGCGTGAGCTGAATCATATACAGTCCGGCTTCCGCTGTCGCCGGTATGCCGATAGTTTTCCCGGTTATCGGATCGGCATGGCTCTTGATATATTCTTCTACTGTTGCAATTTCCGCAACTGATGGAATTATATCCGAGTCGTCATCTCGTACAAACGCGCACCCTATAGTTCCGATTCCCTGATAAAGTGGAATACTCCATGCTCTTGTCACCCCTGAACATTCTTTCATCCAGACGGGATAATCAAAGTCCGCGCCGCCATGAGGGGCCTGTCTTTTACGTGTTAAAGTCCGTGTCCTTAAATCATCGTCAGTCTCTTCATCAGTGCCGCCGTCAATGCCCGCAGTTGCGACTGTGACCGATGTATCAACGCCGGCAATCGGAGACACGAAAGTCAAGACCGCGCCGCCGACCTCGTTTCCATCAGCACCGGCAACCTTCGCGCTTAAAGATAATGTTATTGAACTCCCGGAAATAGTTGCCTCCGCTGTTGTCAGATAGACCTCGTTACTGCTCGATTGTAGCTCTGTACTTATCGGGATGACAGTCCCGTTCGTACCTGTAGCCGTTCCCGTGCCTGTAGCCTTGACTGCGGCCGTTTTGCTTATACCATATTCGTTAGCGTGCAATTCCAAATTTTCCGCGTCCGCCGTTGTGACAAAAAGTTGATCTTTATTATATTCAATATTTCCATAAAGCAAATGAACCGCGCCCGCGTAAGCCTTCGCGAATACTTTTAAAATAGACCGCCTGAGTAAAGTAACCGCGCCGGTTATCCTCGATGTAATATCAGTTTCAATCTGAGTAGTTATTTCGCTTAATGTTTGTCTATCAAAAGGCATTTCATTCTCCTATTTGAGCGTCCCATAAATCCGAAAATTTAATAGCTGTTGTCGTACCGTCCGATTTAAGAATTGAAATTTTTGCCGCCAGTGTTGCGCTTCCGTCATCTCTATTTTGTCTCTCTACTTCGACCTCAATATCTTGACAAACTCCGTCGTCAATCATCCACTGTAAGCACTCTTCAATATAAAACTTAGCATCAACTAAAGTCTCCGTTGTTGTCGTTGCGCGTTCAAGTAGCCATAACCGCGATCCGATCTGGTCATCGTTCGTATTATTTATTAAATCCCCCCACCATCCGCGCCGGTCGTCTGACTGGCTATCTGGTAAAACGTCGTCAATGTCCGCGAGTCTATCGGTATACAGAGACATTAAAACAGCCGTTTCAAGTCCCGGCTCTCTTACCAAGTCGCCGTTGTCAAATTGGATGTCCCCTTCTGCAAGGTCATCATCCCACGAAATTTTAATGTCATTCGCCATCAGTTACACAATGCCTTATCCTGTCCAGCATTCGTAATTTCATAATTACAGTTACATAAAACAGTAACCGCCGGATCAGCATTATTTTTAAATACTCCATTACATTTCCCTGAATCAGTCCGTCTCAATGGATTATCTCCATTTGTAAAACATTTAGTTCCGGTAGGCGTTATCATCCCCGCGCCATTTATCAAAGTATGTCCGGCAAGCACACAATCAAGCGCAACCATCTGCCAGAGTAAATGCCAGATTAAAGCGAACTTCGTATTTACTTTTAATTTAGTTGCTTTAAACATTGTATATGTCGGTGTCCCCGGTGTCCACCCGCCCGCCGGTGTAATTGTAATCGTAAAATCTTCATTTGCGATTTCAAGACTCACAATAACACCTCCAAATTTGTCCCGTTCACCTTCACCTC